CCATTCCTCGCAAACGTATTTGCCAGCAATGTTGCGAGGTGATGTCCAGTCGAATGATTCAACGCCGCCACGCGCATCAAAAAATGCCGTAATTTGATCGCGTTCTGAATCAGTACGATTAGAAAATTGAAGAGTCCATTCCTTAGGATCGGTGTTTAGTCCAAAGGTAACCCGCTGTTCGTAGCCGTCTCCAAACTGCGTCTTGCGTACCCGAGGCTTGCTGCTCTCGGTAGCTTCAAAGCTGGGCGTGTAAGTGAAGGTTGCCATGGGTTATGCCATCAGTAGGCCACCAGGCCGTTTTTGTTTAATCAATTCTGCTTGCACTGCTTGCGCAATGACACGACCAAGTTGCTCGCCTTGACCGCTGTTGCCCTGCACGCTGGTGCCCTTGGCATCTACTGAGACGTTGACAGTGGTGTTACTACTGCCACCGCCGCCTTGCATTGCAACAGGGATACGCCGGCCATCAGGGAGGGGCACATAGGCTTCAGGCTGGCTGCCTTCGCCAAACATCGCCAACTGCGGGCTGCTGGCGATGCCGCCGTTAGCGTACTTCTTCAGCGGCACCGGGCCGTCGCCGGTCATGATGCCGCCGTTGGCAAAGGCAAAGCCGGGGAACAGACCGCCGAGCGCCTTCACAATCGGGCCGATGATCGCAGCGCGGATTGCGATGCGCGCCAGATCCTTGAGGATGCTGGCTGCCAGCTCTTTAAAGTTGGCTTTGCCGGTGGTGACAAACGCCGTCAGTTGATCCTCAAGCCCCTGCAAGCCGCTGACCACGGCGTCACCGATGGCGCCGCCTAGATCCTTCACGCTGTTGTAATAATCCTGAAGCCTTTGCTTAATGCCTTCCCCGATCGACTCGCTGTCAGCCTTTTGCTTAGCGGTTGCAGCATCAAGAGCTGCCGCGCGCTCGCGAAGCAAGCGGACGTGCTCGGCCAGAGCGGGATTGGTCTGAGCAAGGATGTCCAGCTGCAGCAGGTTTACATCGGCGTTGAGCTTCTCTAGCTCGGTCAGCTCGATTTTGCCGCGTGTTACTTCTGCGATCTTGGCGTCGTACTCGGCAACGCTGGGCAGGAGATCCTTCAAACCTTGCAGGTACTCTTGATCGGCCAGTGCCACATTTGCAGCCGAAAGGCGGTCGATCAAATCCGCAAACGGTTTCACGTCCAGTGATCCGCCAACTGCGTTGAATCCCCGGACAAGCTCCACCACACTGAACGTAAGTGCCTTTATCTGCCGGTCGTTCTCGGTGATCGCTTCATTGCGTTGAAGGAATATCTGATCAGTGGGTGATGCGCCGACACCTGCATAGGCCGCCGCAACATCAGCGACGCTGTTCTGCAGCTGCTGCTGCAGGTCGATCGCCTTGCGTGTCAGATCCTGCCGCCGTTCCAACAGTCGCTCCTGTTCCGTTTCGGCACGTTTAGCATCAGCCGCGCGCTTGCGAGCTGCTGCGTCAGACTCCCGATCAGCTGCGCTGGTATCCAAGTCCATGTTGCGCCCGCGTGTGCGGCGGCCGGTGCCGGGTGATGCCGCGGATCCAAAAGCCAGCTTGTTCAGATCAGCAATGGCTTGCTGCGCTTCTGCAAAGCCACTACTCACCGCAGTGGTAATGGTGTTGAATGCAGCGCCAAAGTCGCCCGCGAATGCTTGGCTTGCTGCCTGCACTGCTGCAACGATGTTCTTGATCAGAATGTCCACCGCTTTTACCACGGTGTAAATCGCCACGGCAATACCGCGAATGACGCCCTCAATCACCTTGAACAGCGCTGTCCAGTCTTGATCAGTGTCGAACAGATCGCCAAATACCTCAAGGATTGACTGCAGCGCCGGCAGCAGCGCATCGGTCAGCTCTAGGCCAAAGCCCTGCGTCTTGATGCCCAGCTCGGTGATGGTGTCGTTGAAAAGATCCGACCGCGCGGCAAAGTCTTCGCCCACTTTAAAAGCAAACTTTTCCATGCTGGCCGCTCCTTCGTTCAGCAGCGGGATTAAGTCGGCGCCGGACTTGCCAAACAGTGCCACCGCTGCGGCCGCCTTTTGCGCGCCGTCGGGCATGTCCGCAAAGCGATCCGCAATCTGCTTCAGCGCCTTGTCAGCCGGCACCACCTGACCGTTGGAATCTTTGATTGAAACACCCAACGCCTTAAACTTTTGCGCAAGGCCATCGTTGCCTTCAGCAGCTTTGACAAGGTTGACGCTGAGCTTTGTCAAGCCTTTGCCAAGGGCAGCTTGGTCAACGTCTGCCAGCTTGGCTGCATTGCCCAGTCCAATCAACGCATTAGCTGCAATACCGGTCTTCGCCTGCAGATTGAATAGTTCATCGCCTGCGTCGATCGACTTCTTCACGATGGCACCCAGGCCGCCCACAATGGCGCTGCCGGCGATTGCTGCGGCAAAGCCACCTACGGCGCCCTTGAGGCTGTTAAAGCCCAATGCAGCGTTCTTTGCCTGCCCTTGCAGGCCCTGCATGGAATTGCCTAGACGGCGAATATTATTCTCACCTTGCACGTCCGCCTTGATGCGGAGCATGGCATCCATGTTTAAGGCCATTTCAGCTGCTCCGGCTGTTGATCACCATCATCGCTGCTGCTTCCATAACTTGCAAATCCTCCAGCAGGGCGCGGGTGTTTTCCACTTCGTACAGTTTAAGCAGCCATGCCACTGCAACATAGTCCAAACCCAGCACACCACTCATCGTGGTGCGCCACTGCGTCTGGCATCGCAGGAACATCTCCAGTGCTAACCAGTTTTCCTCCCACACTTCAAAGTCAGTTGACGGTTGTTCTGGCAGTACCAGACCAAGCACTGCCGCATCAGCTTGCGTTTCATCCTTGATACCGCCACCGGCCCAATGCTCGGCGGCGTCTATCAGTTTTTTCTCTTAGCTCCCTTGATGCTGTCCATATAAGCCTTGAGCACCGCTACCGCAAGGAATGGCACTTCAAGAAGCTGATGCAGTGCTTTCTGGCTGAAGGGAATCTCCTTGCCATCATCGCCAGTCACGCCTGACCAACCGACCAGCAGATCAGCTGCCATCTCAGTGATCCGCTCAAGGTCGCCCAGATCCTCCAGCTTTTGCAGCTCAGCCACCATTGGGCCGATCTTGCTCTGTGGATGGCGCTTGAACTCACCGTCCAATGTTTGCCGTTCATGGCGGCCACCATCGACGGGAATGTCAAAGGTGATCGGCCAGACGTAGGTGTCGGACTGCTTAAGAACAAACGCCATGAAGTGCTCAGTGGTTTAGGTGAAGGCTAGGCTGACCTCGTTATTGCCAGCGCTAGTCGGCACTGCAATATAAGGGATGTTGAGCATTTGAATGCCGTCTTGGTCAGCGTAGGTTGGACCGCCTAGATCCGCTTGAGCTGCTGTAAAGGTCAAAATGTTGCCAGCGGTCTGACCATGCTGGAACGTTAAGTTGCCAGTGGCAGTAGCGATCGCCGCTGCAAAGTAATCCTTTGCAGCAAGCAAGGGCGCCTCGATCATGACCGTGCCATTGGGCGCGCGGTTGGTCAGCAGAACTTCTTTGGCGCAACCTACCAATTCGCGATAGACAATTTCATTGGCAATATCAAAGCTAAAGGACTGTAGGCAACCGGCATAGCTAAACAACTGGAAGCCACTTGTATTGGTTTCTTTGAAGATAACAGGAGTGGCTTGGTTGGTGTAGGTCGGCGTTAACTGTGCTGTGTCAGTAGGCGCGTTATAGATGCCGGTAAACGTGAAGGAGATTGTTGGAATCTGACTAACTTCACCGGAAAGCGTAAACGTGCCACGGGCGCCGGTGACCTTGTGAAGAATACCATCAACGTTCATGTAGATGGTCACACTTGAAAACGATGCGCTAACAGGCGCATACGTCACGGAGGTGGTCGCCACAATCGTCTCAGACAGGCCGCAGGACTTCAGCAGTGGGCCATAGGCTGGTGGGGTGCCAGCGGTGCCAGAGCCGGCCATCTCGACCTCGAAGGTCATGCTCACCCGTGTCTCAGCCAGCAGTTGATCTGATGCACCAAGATATGGGCGCACTAGATCGCGGCTGACTGTTTCCGCTTCAAGGGGAGTGATTTCAAGATTGCGCACCAAGAAAGCATTGGAGCCAGTAGGCGTTGGATCGGTTCCGTAAGTGGATTCAATCTTCGCCACAATCAGGCGTTTGCGAGTCAGGAGTGGCATTGGTCAGAACCTCAGTGCTGGTTACAGGGGATGGCTCGGTGCGAGAGCCTGGAAGGAGCTTGCGCTTACCGGTTTTGTCATTGACCAGATAGGTGCCCCCCTGGCCGTAGTACTCGTCCATTATCGTAGCTACTGGTTACGCCTCCAAGTTAGCAACGGCAGTGCGATAGCGCACCAAGTAATCCATTGAAATTACGCCAGCAGGTTGATCTGCTTCTTGCAGGTCAAAGGTCACGCTTATTGGCTGCACGTCAATGGCATAGCCACCCAGGCTTAGGTCCGCCATTATTTTGGCATGAGCGCTTTGAACAATTGGATCAGCTACCTGATCCGGGATATCACCGCGAACAATAATTGCAACGCGAACGGTCAGGCTCCAATCCAGCGTTGGTAGTGAAGTGTTCTGCTCTGCTGAATCACTGACGGGCTCAACCACAATTGCCGGGCTTTCCTGCCGGGTCAACGGCTCCACTCGGCTGCGATAGATGCGAGTACTGATTCCAGTGGTGCCCGTCAGTGCGGTGCGGATCGCGGCAAGGATAGTTTCGC